CGCCAATCCGATAATTATACCTGCTACAATCCATGCTAATATCGCAGCCACCCAAATACCAGACTTACACGCTCCAACCGATATAATTGCCGCCACGAACATTCCGACATATGCCATTGTATGAATAAGATCTTTTGAAAAAAACATTTTATCTCGTGTAATTTTCATAAAACGGCATCCTCCTCAAATCCTACAGTCGGTAATCAGCGGCTCCGTGAAATCAACGTTCCTTAGATACTTAGATTTAATCCTATTTTGTTTCATCCGTCTACAAAATTTCTCAAAATCGTATAGTTGCACATAAATTCCCATAAAGCTTGTAGCACAATCACGATTTTTTCTTTTCATTCAGATAAACCACCACGGCAGTTCCAGCCAAAGGTTATCCATGGCCTGTTCCTCCGTCTTTTTTGCGCGGCCTTTTGTCAGGTGAAAGTATATCGCCGTGCCGATCAGAGGATGCTCCTCGCCATCGGTGAAGCCATAGCGGTACAGCAGATAGGTCTGCTCCCGTTGGGTCAGCCGTTTCAGGCCATCGTACAGTTCCCGGCGCGATTCCTGCTCTTCCATAATACTCTGCGGCTGCATGGCATAAGGGTCGGCTATAGCTTCGATGCGCCGCAGTTGTTCCTCTCCCGGCAGAACATCGTCCAGCAAAACGCGCTGGTAGCAGATACCGTCCTTGTCCTCCGTCACCATCCGCTGCTCAAAAGCAGTAAAGGCATCCCGAACCATGTCCATCATAGCGTTATGAATGGCAGGAGCCGCATAGGTCAGGAACTTCATGCCGCGCGCTGCATCGAACTTCAGCACAGCTTTCCATAAGCCCAGATTGCCCGCCTGTTTCAAATCGTCCGTGTCAAGGTTCAGGCCAGCCTGTGCCAGATTCATGCTGCGAAAAAGGTCATTCGCCACCTTGCCGATAAAGGACTTGTTGTTGTCGATCAGGCTGTCCAGCGCGGCGGCATCGCCTTTCTGTGCCAGCGCACAAAGCCGTTCATTCGTCTGCTTCATGGGCGTTTTCCTGCTCTGCGGCAGACTGCAAGATTCCCAGCAGACCGCTTCGCAGCTGTTCCAGTGCTTCCGGCGTAGCTCCTTCCATACCCGAAACGCTGTCCAACATTGCATCTGTCAACTGCTCTGCCGTAATCGTTGGGTGCTGCACATCCTGCCCCTTGGTCAATTCGGTGAACATCTTCTCTGCCACTTTCTTGCTCATGGCTTCCTGTTCGGCGTAATGGCTCCCGATGCCCTTTTTGATTTCCTTGACCGCCGCCATGAAGTACATCTCGATATCATCAAGGTCACCTTGGTATACTGGCTTTCTCCGAAGGCTGATGTCCTTTGCGGCTTTGGCTGCTTCCGGGGTCTTGACCTTTGTGCGCAGCAGGGTGCTCAATGTCGTGAACATGGCATTCTGTGCTGCGATACCGGATGCGAAGGTATCATCAAAATACTGCGCTATGCGGTATGTAAGCTCTGCAAAGCGGGCGTTTTCCAACAGCAGGTTGACCACCTCTGCATTGACACGCCCTGTGTAGAGGTTCTTTGCAGCCTCTACGGACAAGCCCAGTTCGACAATGTCGTAATTCTTGCGGTCGGGGATGTTGGTTTCTCCAAGCAAAAAATCCGTAGACACGTTGAACAGCCTTGCGATCTTTAGCACCTGCTCATGGGTCAGGGTTCCTTTCGCACCACTAATAAAACGGCTGATGGTGCTCTTGGAGCAGCCGATCTCCTTGGCAAGTTCTGGTTGGCTGATGTTATGCTCTTTCATCAAGTCCGCAAGACGGATGTTGGATGGTGCGGGCAGATATTCCCGTGCCATGTGGTCGGCCCTCCTTTTTGATCTTTTTCCTCATTATAATACGCTCTGCCGTTTTGTTCAATATACGGTTACCGCTCCGCCCTTGCTGTTGCAGCCCTGCAACCAGTAAGGGCTTTTTTCTTTTTCCGTTGCCGTTCTGCCGCTTTTTCGCCTTTCCTGCAAAATTTTCCGTATATTCAGGCAGGAAGCAAAAAGCACCAGAGTTCCCACTTTGGGGTACTCTGGTGCAGTACATAACATCGCCCTGCCCGGTGGCCGCAGGGTGCGGGGCTTTGTGGGCATCGAGCCGCTTGTCCACCCCTGCCCGTAAAAAGTGCATTTTTTCACGGAAGAAGTTCGTACAACCTGTACGGTATGTACTTGTACGCATCTGTACGGCGAATTGAAACAAATTAAAACGAATTATCGTTTATATTTCGGATTTCCGTACGTCGTACGAGCCGTACAGGTTATTTGAAGTCCGTACGCAATTTTTTCAGATGCGTACGGAGCGATCAAGTTCGCATTGTGCGAACTTGTCGGGGCGAGGCCCCTCCATCTTGCTGGCGCAAGACCGTTCGGTCACTTAAAAGCCCCACTGGGGCTTTCATTGCTTCGCAAACGTGAACTCGATTAGCTCTCCCGCAGGAGACGTTCCCCCTCGGAGAGTCCTCGAAGAGCCCACTACACTTTGCAGCCCATAGGGATGAAAGTGTCATAGTGGGTTATTACACTTCCGAAGAAGTGCATCTTCGTTCCCCGTCACCTCTCGATGAACCTTGAAAGGAGGGATGCCCTTTGGCAAGAAACGATGGCGTTGACCGCACCAGTGTCCGAAATCTCGCCGTTTCGGACAAGGCCGTTGGCAACACCCAGCAGCACAATGAGCGTGAAAAGGACAGCTATCGGAACCCCGATATTATCCCCCAGCGCGCTGCATGGAACGTCCACTTCAAAAAGCCAACCGCCAGCTACACTGACCTGTTCGCCCAACTGGAAACCGCTGGTACGATTTCAACGCGCGGCCTGAAGCCGGATGCCACCCATTATTGCGAGCTTGTCTTTGATGTCAACTCTGCCTATTTTGACAATCACGGTGGCTACGAGTTCGCCAAGCAGTTCTATGCGGATGCCTACCAAGCTGCTGTGCAAATCGTGGGTGGTGAGCAGTATATCCTCTCGGCTGTCATGCACGCCGATGAGATCAACCGTGCCATGACCGAAGCACTGGGCCGGGAGGTCTACCACTACCATCTCCACGTGGTCTATGTACCTGTGGTGGAAAAACAGATCCTCTGGTCGAAACGCTGCAAGGACAAGGCACTGGTCGGCACCGTCAAGGAGACCGTCATGCAGGTCAGCCGAAGCAAGAAGTGGGCTTCCAAGCCCCTGCTGGACGATGCCGGAAAGCCTGTCCTGCAAAAGAGCGGCAAGCCAGTCCTGAAGAAGTCGTACAGTGTCCTGCAAGACGATTTCTTCCACTATATGCGCAACGCCGGGTATACGGATGTAGAGCGCGGTGAGCGCGGCAGCACCGAAGAACACCTGACCGTCACCCAGTTCAAAGTTCAACGGGAGCAGGAACGGCTGGACAGCCTGACCGCCCAGATTGACCAGAAAGAGCAGCACCTCATCCAAACCAACAAAACCCTCTCCAAGACCGAAAAGGAACTTGCCGCTGTGCAGAAAAAGGCCACGCTCACAAAAGAAGCCCTCATTCATGTGCGCGATCTGGATTATATCGGCAAGCGCACCTTCCTCGGCAACTATTCGCTGACCGAAGAAGAATTTTCCATGCTGAAAAAACAGGCCGACCATGGCTATATGATGGACGTGGAGAACCGCCGCCTGAAAGAAGAACTTTCCACCGCCAAGAAGGAAGCTGCTCATTGGGGCCAAAAGTATCATGAACTCTGGTACGAAGTGAAGCCCTATCTGGATGCGCTCCACCGTGCGCCTGAACTGGTGCGCAGCTTTCTGGAAAAGATTCTTGCCCCCAAGCAGGAGCGCACCATGAATGTGCCGCAGCGAAACCGCACGCGTGGGCAGGATATAGAACTTTGATTTTCGGAGGATACCATTTGAACAAAAAGAAGAAGTCAAACAAATCCGGCTACCCGGATGAAGCAATCAAGACCCTTGCACGTTGCTTTTATCCCTCCATGGTTGAGTTTTTCAACAGCGAGGAAGGCCAGCGTGAATATGAGGAATGGCTGAAAGAGCAGGAAGCTCTACAAGCATTGCCTGTTGCCGCATAAAAACAGCAGGACGCTCCCGGTAAAGGGAACGCCCTGCCTTACATAGATGTATCTCGCCGAGGTGTGTCCAGTTGGGCGCACCTCTTATTTTTTTGCCCTTAATCTTCTAACCCATGGCTTCCAGCTACGTTTTTCAAATACTCCTCCGGGTCACCGTTCAGAATCAAATCTGCATAGCCCAGTGGGTCGTTGTAGATGAGGTAGTCCAGTTCAGTCTGCTGGGCCATGGTCACATCCAGCGCATCCTCGACCCCGGTACAGTCGATGGAGATTTTTCTCCCATCCCGGAGCCGCAGCTCCACACATCCAGTGTCCATGTTGAAATGGCAGGCTCTTGCATCGTACTTCATAATCGCATCCTCCAAATCTTGTTATTGGCTTACGGTCTATGACAAGGTATCGGAGTTTTACGCCGTCCACGGGAGCCTTCATTCTCAAACCCGAAGAAAACGAAAAATCCGAACCCTTCTCCAATCGGAAACAGGTTCGGATTTTTCTTGTTTGGTGGGCGCGGGTGGATTCGAACCACCGAAGCTGAAAGCAGCAGATTTACAGTCTGTCCCCATTGGCCACTCGGGAACACGCCCATATTCAGTTTTTGCAGTCCATGGATTGCCTGTATATATTACCACCCGGATGGTAGTTTGTCAACATCTTTTTGCGGAATTTTTGGATTTTTGTGCCGAAAGCAAAAACACAAAAGCAAAAGCCGCCCAGAAATCAACGTTCCTGAGCGGCTTTTTGGAGCTGGTGACAGGAGTTGAACGAGCCACCGGCATTGCATCACTGAAAAATAGAGATTTTTACACTAAAATCTGCACGTTTAGCAGTCTTTTTCTTGTACCATCCTGCACAGCCCACACACCCACAAAATCAAACGTGTGTTAAAATGTGTGTTATTTTCCGGCGTGTAGCAGCTTCAAAAACATGCCGTTGACGGCCTGCGCGGTCTCTGTGTCCTCACCGGTCAGAGCGTGGCCGTACACGCCGAATGTGTCCATGTCCTCGCTGTGGCCTACAAGGTCTTTGACCTCACCGGCGGGCAGCTTCTTTGCTACGCTGACAAAGGTGTGTCGCATCTCGTAGGCCGACACGGTCGGGATCTCGTTCACCCGGCAATAGACCTGCCAGCGCTTATAGTAATAGGCTTCGCTTTTCAGGCAGAACACGCTCTCACCGGCCCCAGTGACGGCCCGCTGCTGTTCCAGCACGGCACGCGCCAGATCAGACAGCACAAAGGCCCGCACGGCGTTGTCGTTCTTGCCGCGGGTCTGTTCGCCCAGCACGTTCACGGCGCGGGAGATGAACACTGTGCCGCCCTTGACATCGGCCCAGCGCAGGCCCACCAGTTCACCCGGGCGCAGGCCCGTGAGCACCTGAAAGCGGTAGGCATGGATAAAATCATCATGCACCCGCTTGCCCCTGTACAGGGTCGTGTCCACGCGGAACAGCGTTATCAGGGCATCCGGCTGCAACACCTTCTTGCCCTTTGGACGGGCACCGGCGGGCACGTGCAGCCCTTCGGGGTGGAAGGTGGTCAGCTTCTTTGCACGGCACCATTTGCAGAATGCCCGCATATCCGCGCAGAGGGATTGCAGGGACTTCTTTGCAAGGCCATCGCTGTAGGCATCGTTTACCACGTCCTGCAGGTCTTGTTCTGTCAAGCTGGTAATACGCTTCCTGCCGATCGCAGGCAGTATCCGGGTGCGCCAGCGGCTTTCAACGTTCCGCTGGTTGCCGGTGCCCGTGGTCTTTACCACTGTGGCATACCACTCTTGATATAGATCCTCCACCCGGCGGGCCTTGACCCCAATGCCATCATCTAACCAGCGGTCAGCCTTTGCATTGGCTTCCCGCTGCCCAGTGCGGCCCGGGGTGCTGCTGTAGAACTGTTTGCGCACGCCGTCTTTCTGCACGGCAATGCGCCAGCGCTGGTATTTTTCTTCCCACTGGGCCGTGTTGGTGCGCTTACTCATCGCGGTAGAACCGGCCCAGCGCCTGCAGCACCGGCAGGAAGTCGTTGCAGATCTGCGCGGCCACGCCGTCAGCGGTCTTTTCATCGTAGACGTGGGAGGTGATGTTCCGGGCCGTCAGGATCCGGTTCCAGCGCTCCGCGTCCTGAATCACCCCGGCGGCATAAGCATCTTTCAGCACTGCACGCGGGGACGATGCAGCCAGTACAAAGCCCTGATCTTCGAGATACTCTTTCAGGGACTTCCACGACAGCTCCACCGTGAACTCGAACCGCTGAATTAGTCCATCACGGTAAAGTGCATCCTGCTGGCTCTTCTGGTAAATGGCTACCGCCTGTTCCAGCTGAGCCAGAGCGCTGTTATAGTTTTCAATCTTTTGCAGCATAGAGGGTTACACCGTCCTTTTCGATATTTGCCAGAAATGCGGGGTTCATGCCGTCCGTGATGTGCACGATATCGAATTTTAACAGGGTGGGCAAGTCTTCGCAGTCCATCCAGAAATTCGACCGGCTGCCCTCTGGCATCCCGTACACGGCCAGATCTATGTCGCTGTTGTATCGGTTATCCCCTCTGGCACGGGAACCGAACAGCACGAGCCGCTTTGCGCCGTATCGGCGGGCCAGCGCGGCCAGCTGGCTATAAAGTTCTTCCATGGGTTCACCTGCTATCTTTTTGTGCATTTTGTCTCCGGAGGGAGACGACCAAGTTCTTTCAGAATATTGTAGCAGTCACGAACATACATCTGACGGTGAACTGCTCTGTCCCACCCATCGTAAAATGAGTTACAGATATCATCATATGCTGGGTCTATCGGAGTTTCCAGAAGAACCTGCTGCATTTCTATTATATCCTGCTCTGTATAGGCTGTATGTCCCATATCATCCACCATGCGCCCACACCGGCTATAAGGCCCCTGTGGGCTTTTTATTTTTTGGCGGGGTCTTTATCGGGCGTGGAGACGGGAGCGGACTGGGCAGTGTCTGCCGGGCGCTGATTGACTTCCGCAAAAAGCAATTCACGCCCTGCAACATTGCATTCAAGAAAATCTTTATCTTTTAGGATATCAATTTCACTGTGGGAATCTTCAAATGTGCCCAAGCAATACATTGCACAGTCGTTGATTTCATCAAATATTTTGCGAAGTTCTGTATAGTCAAATTGGTAATATTTGTATTTCTCATCAGAACTATTTACGCGGCTTTCCAGCCACATTTTATATTTTCCGTCAATATTTGCGCCAAGAACCGCATAGCCAAGATTTGTTATAAGGCTGTTCAACTCATACGCTTCGGCTTCTATGCTGTCTTTATATCCATGGGTGTAGACATCACCAATAGTATAAAACTCGTCTACAGACACCCCCAAAGCGCTCGCAACCTTGACAGCGATTTCATATTCTATTTTACTATCACGCTTTACTGCATGGTAAAGCGTTGTATATGGGATATTGATTTTTCTACTCAACTCTTTAAGCGAGATTCCCTTTTCTTTTGCCACTTCGCCTATCTTAGCACCAATGCCCATGTAGCTCACTCCTTCACAGTCATAATAGCATATCAAAATAAAATTCGCAATCAGGCATTGACAAAGTGCCCAAATTGGCATATAATCGTATTGCGTAAATGCCAATTTGCGAATTTCTCAAAGAAAGGAGTTTGAAAATGCGATTCAATAAAGTGAAAGCTAAAACGGCGCTTTTGGTCACGGGCAAGACCCAATGCGAGATTGCCGAAAGCCTTGAGTTGTCCCGCCGTTGGGTGAACGCTGCACTCAACGGCGAAAAGAACATCAGTGAGAAAGTGGCACGCCGCATCGCCGCCGCTCTGGGCGTGTCCGTGGACGATTTGAAGGAGGACTAAACCATGTATCAATATTTTCACAAGCTCCGCGTCCGGTTCGCAGAACTGGAAATGAAGCAGGGCGAAGTAGCCAAGCGCGCCAACATGGCCGAAAGCACCTTGACTGCCCGCATGACTGGCCGTTTGCCGTGGAACGGGGACGAGATTGCCCGTGTTGCCAAGGCGCTGGACATCCCCACCGACCAAATCGGCACGTTCTTCTTTGAGGACGCGCCCAAGGAATACCGGAAAAAGGTAGGGTGATAGGGTGGCCCGGAAATATTTTCCGTTCTACTTCACGTTTTACGAGACTGCCCAGACCATGCCGCCGAAACTCCGCGCTGTATTCTATGAAGCTCTTATAGAGTACGGAACCACCGGCACAGAGCCAACTCTTCCAAAGAGTATTGCAGGGTACTGGCCGTTAGTCAAGCCTATGTTGGACGCCGCCAAGTCACATTATGAAGCCGGTACAAACGGCGGCAGACCGTCAAAAAGTGATTCTTTTGGTTTTCCTGATTCTATAACCAATGGTTCATATAAGGAGAAGGAGAAAGAAAAGGATAATGAGAAGGATACCGGAAAAGAAAATCATCAGCGCCCGACCACGCCGCCTGCCGCCTGTGCGCCCCAGAATGGCGCTGGCGGCGGCATGGCAGCGCTAAATAGTAGTTTAGACAATGGCGACCGGGACGCGGCAACGGATGAAGCAAGACGGATATTTTTTGAAAAGATGCAACAGCGCACGGCGTGGCCCGCCGCAGAAGCGGCCCCGCCTGACGCTGAAAAGGAGGAGGGATAAGCAATGGATAACCCGGAAAAAGCATGGCAGGAGCTGAACGAGCAGCGCAGACGAGAGTATAACCACCCTGAGGGAAGCGCCTGCCCTGTCTGCAATGGCAGCGGCCACGTTATGAAAATCTGGTCTGACAGCGAGTATTATCATGGTCTGCTGACCATCTGCCCGGAATGCGGCACTGTCCGCCTGAAAGAGGACGATACCCGCAGAGCAGGCAATGCGCCCCGGTACGGCGATTACATCGACATGACCGACTGGCAGCGGGAGCTGCACCGGAAAGCCTGCGCATTTGCCCAGCACCCGGAAGGGGTGTTTTACATCGGCGGTCAGACCGCCACCGGAAAAAGCCACCTGTGCAGCAAAATTTACTATCACCTGATGGCAAACAATTGCAGCGGCCTGAACTACCAGCCGTGGAAATCGTTTGCCCGGCGCAGCTCCAAAGACTGGCAACTGATCGAGACGGCCAAGGGTTGCAACGTGCTGTGGCTGGATAGCTTTCTGGACGTTGTAAGCAGCCGCGGCACGCCCACGGCTACGGACCTTGACAAGGCGCTTGAAGTGATCGATGCACGGTGCAGCGCCGGGAAGATCACCATTATTTCCAGCTGCTGGACACCGGAACGGCTGGAAGATATCGCGCCCCAGATCGCAAGCCGCATTGAACAGGCCAGCGGCGGCGGGCGGTATTTCCTTGCGGTGCCAGATGGCCGGGAAAACCGGTGGAAGCGTACCGCCTGACCGCTCAAAATTGAGCGCGTTGCATATTTTTAGCGTGCCCTTAGGGCACAGAAAGGAATTTACCATGAATGCATTTATCAGCACTGACCGCGACACCATCCTTGAACGCCTGCAGGGCGAGAAGCTGTTGAACATCGTGCCCGATGAACTGGGCAATGTGCTGCTGGTGTTTGAAAGCGCATACCCAGATGCATCCGACCTGCTGGCCGTGAAGCCCGGCGGCAAGCTCATTGCAACGCTGGCTTGTGACAGCGACGACGACGCAAAGCCTGTGGAGGACTGCCCCCTTGATGCTACCCCCTGCACTGGAAACTGCCCTGACACCACTTACCCGCGCCACCTGTAAGCCCCTACATGACCGCATAAAGAAAGCCGCTCACACTGTACCAGCAGCGTGGGCGGCAGATGGGCGGTAAAGTTTCCAGACAATACCGCCCCCATTATATCAAAAATGGAGGATTTTACAATGCTTGGTTACACTGCGTATCAATTTTCTATCGTGGGCCCGTTCGCTCTGGTCTGTTTCTTTGGTGCCGCTGTGATGTGGTTCAGCGGCATCCGGTGAGGGGGTGGGCCGCATGACAAGGCAAGATTACATCAACGCCATTCTGAAACTGCTGGAAAAAGCCGATTTCCGCCAGCTTCGGCTTGTGTGGGTGCACGCAAGCCACCTGATTGAGAAAGAAGGTGCATCGGCATGAGCGAACGTCGAACCGCCAGCGCGCTGGCATACCTGCACCCGGATTTCTGCTTTATCATGAATGATGATAGCATGGAATGCGCCGGCATCCGCGCCGGGGACATCGTGGCCTTTACTGCCTGCGACCACGCAGAAGACAGCCAGATCGTGGCCGTGCAGACGGACAGTGCCGTGCTGCTGCTTCGCCAGATCTGCAACGGTGAACTGCTGGCAGATGCGCCGCGCAACCGGCGGGAGCATGTTATTCGCTTCGACGAGCTGTCCGGCGCGAAGATCATCGGCAAAGCCGTGGAAGTCCGGCATATTTTTGAATGGGCAAAGAAAGGAACCGACAATGAAGAGGAATGACTTGCGAGCAATGGGGCTGACCCCCGACCAGATCGACACCATCATGACCATGAACGGCGCGGATATCAACCGCGAGAAGGCAAAGGTCGGTCAGCAGACCGACAAAGAGGTGCAGCGCCTGCGGGAATCCTGCATCACCCTGCTGGATCTGCTGGACGACCCGGAAGCCGTGCGCGGCATCCTGCTGCACGCTTCCCGCCTGTACTGTGAGCAGGAGCGCAGGAAGCCGCAGGAGGGCCAGCAGTGAAGGTGAAGATAACTTACACCCCAGAGCAGGAAAACGCCGCACAGGCCACGCTGAACGCCCTGCGCGCAATGTTTCCGGCGGCAAGAGTACATGAAAGCGCGAAGAAAGCCGGGGTTTCTGCCGTGTTTCTGACCGTTACAAAACCGGAAAAGCCGCATAACACCAAGTAAAACAGTTGACTATCCCCCGGGCAAGCGGTATAATAAACCTATAAGGCATAGAGTACCGCCGGGCTGACCGGTTAGCTGTAGAGCGCAGGGAAAAGCAAGCACGCTTTTCTTTGCGCTCTTTTTTGTTTATATTCTCCGCATTTGCGGAGGTGCTCCAAGGGAAAACGCTTCGAGCGGTTCCCTGTGTCTATTTTCCCTGCATTGGCAGGGGCATCACTGTAACGGCCGCAGGCATCAGGCCGGGAAAGGAAATCACCATGACCGACAACAACACCCCGAACACCACCCAGCAGGCAAACACTCCGCCGGAGGGAAACGGCACCGCCGGGAAGATGTTCACCCAGGAAGAAGTAAACTCCATCGTTAAGGATCGTCTGGCACGTGAGAGGGCGAAGGGCCAGACTTCGGGCGCTACCGACAATTCCGCCGCCGAGCTGGACACCGAAAAGGCCCAGCTGGAAGCCGACCGCCAGAAGCTGCAGGACGAGCGCAACGCCTTTGAATGTGAACGCTACTGCAAGGAAAATGGCATTGACCCCAAGCTTGTGGAGCTGATCGGCAACAGCGACCCGGAAGAGTTCAAAGAAAAAACGGAATCTCTGTGGAGCATCTTTGCAAAGTCGCAGAAGAACCAGCCCGGCGCTGTGGCCGTAGTTTCTACCGGTGCACCGCATGGCAGCATGTCGCAGCGCAAAGAACCCGATGGAGCACAGTTTTTCAAGCCCTCAGGAACTTATTGAGAGGTTTTAGAATATGGCAATCAATCTTGTTGAAAAGTATCTCCAGCAGGTGGACGAGCTTTTCAAAAACGAATCGAAGCGCAGCCTTGTGACGAATCAGGACTACAGCTTTGACGGAGCGAACAGTGTCTGCATCTATAAAGTGGGCACCGCCGCAATGAACGACTACGACCGCGCAGGCGTCACCACTGGCAACCGCTACGGCAATCCGGAGACCCTGACCGCTGTGACCGAAACTTACACCCTGCCCAAAGACCGCAGCTTTTCTTTTGTGATCGACCGGCTGGACATGGACGAGACCGGTGCCGTGCTGGAAGCCGCTAAGTGTCTGGCTCGCCAGCAGCGTGAGGTGGTCATTCCGGAGATCGATGCATACACCTACGGCATTATGTGCACGGATGCAGGCACCAAGCCCGACGCTGTGGCCCTGACCGCTACCAACATCTATGACGAGATCTGCAAGGCCAGCGCCGCACTGGATGATGCAGAGGTGCCGGAGACCAACCGCGTTCTTGTGGTATCCCCTGACACCTACCGCATCATGAAGAAGTGCAAGGAGATCGTTCTGGAATCCGATATCGGCCAGAATCTGCGCCTGCAGGGCGTTGTCTCCAATCTGGACGGTGCCGCAGTGCAGAAGGTTCCCGCAAACCGTCTGCCCGCAAAATTTGGCTTTATGCTGTGCCACCCGCTGGCCTGCACGGCCCCTGTGAAGCTGTCCAGTGCCGTTCTGCATGATAACCCGCCGGGCGTGTCCGGCTGGCTGGTGGAGGGCCGCTACAACTACGGCGCGTTCGTCACCGACAACAAGAAAAAGGGCATCTATTATCAGGCCACCACCTGATAAGACATCATCCGGGCGTATGGGGCAACCTGTGCGCCCTTTTTTTGACAGGAGGCGAACCGAACCCATGACCGCAAAAAAGCACCTTAAAATGACCAATCCGGGCGAGGTGCGCAGAGCCATGACCCGCGTTTCCAACATGGTATTGAATGGCGAGATCACCCCGCAGCAGGCAAACGCCCTGATCTACGCAGGCAATGCCGTGTTAAGCTCCATCCGGGCCGACGAACAGGAGCGGCGTTTGACCGAGCTTGAAAGAAAATTGGATGAACTGGAAGGAGTGGCAGACGATGAGTAACCGCATTAACCGGCTGGAAGCCAGGGTTCAGGCATTGAGTGCCCAGACCGCGCCCGTGGTGCTGCTGATTGAGACCGAAAACGGTTCCCAGCGCATGACGGTGAGCCAGTACAACGCCGCCGGTGGTATGCTGGCTATGCCGATCTGGAAGAACCCGGAAGCACTGAATCTGAGGGCCGCGCGGCAGCTGCTTGCAGCCGTGCCCAGCGCGGTTAAATAA